TAATCCAGCAGATGAACAACTGCGCAGCTAAAGTCAACGACTCGGCTTGGCGTATCGTCAAGCGAAAGTCTGCTGGCGATATATCTGCGCCTATTGCTTTAGCAATGGTTGTCTCGATGTTAATGAAACCACAACAGGTAGCGGCTATCTACGCAGAATAATCTATATGTAGTGTATAATTGCGACCTATGGGTATATTTGATCGCAAGTCAAAAGTATTACAGGCGCAAGAAGCGCCACAGATCATGGCGGATAGTTTCTTTAGTTACAACAACTATTTTCCAGCAGTCGTATCTCGCCAGATGGCACTCGGCGTTCCAGCGATCAAAAGGTGCAGAGACTTAATTAGCGGAACGATCGCTAGCATCCCTTTAGAGTATTACAAGAAGTCAACCGGCGAAATGATTGCCGCACCTCGATGGGTTGAGCAACCTTCTGCACACCAGCCTCGCTTTGTTACGATGTACTTTACGCTTGACTCGCTTCTTATGTATGGTCAAGCCTTTTGGCAGATTACCGAAGTTTATAGCGAGGATTTACGAATGGCTCGCGCCAACTGGATCGCTAACACTCGCGTAAGTTTTATTACTGATCCAGAAACTAATTTTATTACCCAATACAGCATTGACGGCAAGCCAGTTCCTATGTCTGGTATTGGATCACTTATTACATTCCAAAAAGATGAAGGCATCCTGAGTGTTGGCGCACAGACAATTAAAGCCGCACTTGATGTACAGCGCGCCGCCTCACTAGCTGCGGCAACTCCAATGAGTTCTGGAATAATTAAGAATGCCGGAGCGGATTTACCACCAGCCGAGATTTCAGCATTATTAGCGGCATGGAAGCGCAGCCGCCAGAACAACGCTACTGCTTACCTAACTTCAACACTAAACTACGAAGCAACATCATTCTCACCTAAAGACATGCTTTACAACGAGGCTATTCAAAACCTTGCCACAGAATGCGCCAGACTTTGCTCGGTTGATCCTTATTATGTGTCTGCTTCTCAGAACACAACAATGACTTACGCGAATGTGCAGGATGAACGCAAGCAGATGGTCGCACTAACTTTGCAGCCTTATGTCTCAGCGATCGAGGCTCGCCTAAGCATGAACGATGTAAGCACAGATGGACATTATGTGAAGTTTAGTTTAGACGATAACTTCCTGCGTACTGAGCCTATGGAACGCTTGCTAGTGCTAGAAAAGATGCTTGCGCTTGGTTTAATTACAACTGAACAGGCAATGGAAATGGAAAGTCTTTCTCCTAACGGAAACGGTAACTAATGGAAACCTTATACATAGAAGCATCATCTATTGAGTGCAACGAGGATCGCCGCGAGATATCAGGCAAGATCGTTCCTCTTGGAACTGGCGAAGTCGGCAATACTAATCTTGGCGCGTACACATTCGAGGCTGGGTCTATTGAAATTGGCGATGTAAGCAAGATTAAATTGCTATCGCAGCATGACGCAAAGAAGCCTATTGGTCGCATGACAGCAGCGGAGACACGCGCAGATGGCATCTATGCAACCTTTAAGTTAAGTCGCAGCACCGGCGGTTCTGACGCCCTTGTCATGGCACAAGAAGGACTGGTTTTAGGGCTGTCAATCGGTGCAGAGATAATCGCATCTAAGCCATCACGCGATGGACACACAGTTGTCTCAGCCGCTAAATTAAAAGAAGTTTCTCTAGTAACTGAACCAGCCTTTAAGTCTGCACAGGTTCTTGAGATCGCAGCAGAGGAAACTCCCTCTGCTGAAACCAAAACAGAAAGCGAGACAGTCGTGGACGAAACCACTCCAGTCGAAGCAACACCAGTAGAAGCAGCGGCTGTGGAAGCAACTCGCCCTACTGTTTCAGCAATGGCTTATTCAAAGCCTCGCCTTGATTTCTCTGCCGGAAAGCATCTTGAGATGACTATCCAAGCAGCAATGGGATCAGAGGATGCTCGTCAATATCTAGCAGCAGCCGCAGATACAACAGACAACGCTGGTCTTGTACCAACACGACAGTTGTCAACAGTTATTAACGGACTTGCTAACAGTACAAGAAGCAACATAGATGCGATTTCGAAGGGCGCCTTGCCAGACGCAGGACTCAGTTTCGAAATCCCTAAGATCACAGTATTGCCAACAGTTGCAGAAACAGCCGAAGGCGCTGCACCATCTGAGACTGATCAGAATGCTGCCTTTGTAACAGTTTCAGTTAAGAAGTACGCAGGACAGCAAACATTCTCAGTAGAACTCTTAGATCGTTCAAATCCGATCTTTGTAACTGAACTAATGAACAACCTTGCTGCTCAGTACGCAAAGGTTACAGATACAGCAGTTAACGCTGCACTTATCTCTGGCGCTTCACTCGATGCAACAACAGTAGCAACTTACCCAACAGCCTCAGAGTTGCTTGGCGTAGTTGCTCGCGGTGCAGCTTCTGTTTACAACGGTACGCAGGGCTTTGCTCGTAACATCATTATGAACACTTCACAATGGTCAAATGTTATGACACTTAACGACAATGGACGCCCAATCTACAACGCACAAGTTCCTCAGAACGCTGGCGGCGTAGTTGCTCCAACTTCAGTTCGCGGTAATGTTGCCGGTCTTGATCTCTATGTAACTGCTAACACAGCATCACTTACAGACACAGACGGCTCAATCCTTATCGTTAACCCAGATGCTTACACATGGTACGAGTCTCCAACTTACCAACTTCGCGCAGATGTAATCGCAAGCGGTCAAGTTTCAATCGTCATGTACGGCTACGGCGCAATCGCAACCAAAATCGGTGCAGGCGCGTTCAAGAACAACAAGGCATAAGCCTATTTAAGTCGCTGGCTGGGTAGTGCCCTTCTACCCAGCCAGTCTTTAGGAAGGATCACATGAGCGTAACGACAGTCGCAACTCTTAGAACTGCTTTAGGCGTTGGCACTCTATACAGCGATCCTGTTTTACAGTCAGTCTGCGATGCAGCAGACGATGTCATGTTGCCCTTCCTATTTACTAACGAGACTTACAATATCGCGCATAGCAACACAACCACAGAAGGAACTCTTTACTTTAACCAACGAGTAACAGATATTTTCTATGTTGGTCAGAGCGTAGTAGTAACAAAGAATGGCACACCTTTTAACGGCACAAAGACAATAACAGCAGTCGATGTTCAGACAATCACTTACGCTGTAACTGGCTCTCCTACTGAGACTGGCTACCATCCAGTAGTTCCACTAGGCATAGTTTCCGGCACAACTCAGACAGATTACACAACCATCGATGCAGTCAAGCAAGCATCTCTACAAATCTGCGAGGCTATCTGGCAAGCCAGAAGCGCGCCAAGCGGTCAAGGCATGACAGTCGATGGCTTTGCTCCAAGTCCCTTCACCATGTCAGCGTCACTTTTAGCAAGAGTTCGCGGCTTGCTTGCCCCTTACCTATCGCCTTATGCGCAGATCGGCTGACCATGACAGCAGCGATCTCTACACTTCGCGCAACAATAGCGGCGGCTTTAGTCGATAACTCACTCTGGTCAGTTTTTAGTTTTCCACCGGCGACTCCAATTGTAAACAGCATTGTGGTCAGCCCATCTGATCCTTATGTAACGCCTAATAACAATAGTTACAACACGATTGCTCCGCTTGCTAATTTTAATATAAATATCTTTGTGCCACTCCTGGATAACGAAGGTAACCTTAATGGAATTGAGGAGATGCTAGTTGCTGTGTTTAACAAACTGGCGGCATCCTCTATCGTCTATAATGTGGGAGATGTGAGCGCACCTAGCGTTCTCAATGCCGCAACAGGCGATCTCTTGACTTGCTCCCTGCAAGTCTCAGTCCTAACGAGTTGGAGTTAACCATGAATGAATGGGAAAAAGAACAAGCAGAGTTCCTGATCAAGATTGGTCAGACTCCTGTAGCACCAGCACCTAAACCATCTACTAAGAAAGACGAGGAATAAACCAAATGGCAGTATTTCTAAACAATGGAGTAGTGGTTACTGTTAACTCGGTTGACCTCTCAAACCATGTTACTTCAGTAACGCTTAACCGATCATTCGATGAACTCGAAGTTACAGCAATGGGCGATAACGGACACAAGTTCGTCAAAGGCTTAGAAGCATCATCTGTAACTATTGACTTCCTAAACGACACAGCAGCATCAAATGTTCTCGCAACACTTCAGGCTGCATGGGGAACTTCAGTAACAGTAACCCTAAAGCAGACTTCAGCCGCTACTTCAGCTACAAACCCTCTTTATACTATGACATGCTTAGTGAACGGAACAACCGACATTAACGGTGCAGTTTCAGACCTTGGCACTCAGTCAGTAACTTGGAATGTCCAAGGTACAGTAGTAATCACCACTTCATAATAAATTAACTAAGGGGCAGACAATGGCAAAACTAAAGGTAACAAGGGCAGATGGAAGCGTTAACGAGTACCAGATCACTCCGGCGATCGAGTACGCCTTTGAGGCTTATGCTAAGAAGGGCTTTCATAAAGCCTTTAGGGATGATGAAAAGCAGACCGATGTATATTGGCTCTGCTGGGAAGCAATTAGGCGTTCGGGTGAAACCGTTAAGCCCTTCGGAGAGTCTTTTCTAGAGACATTGACGCGAGTCGAGGTACTAGACGATGACCCTTTGGAGTAACGCGAGAGTCCTTCACCTATCTTGTAGCGAGACTATCGCTCGAGACAGGACTCTCGCCCCAAACTTTAATTGAACTAGATCACACAATGTTCAGGA